GTTTATTGACTTCAAGCGTACTCATACGACGGTTAAATTCCCTTCTACTTCGACAGTGCCTGTAAAAGTAACAGGTCCTGCTAAGAATGCGTTATCGGTTGATGCTACAGTAACGGTAGACGATACCGTTTGTAAGTTTTGATACACACCATTGAACACGGACATCATACTCGGTTGTATGCTGTTTGATCCGGGTGTGTTTTGATCTAATAAAATTCCGTTTAAGAAAATAATAAAGCAAGTATCAGAAGATTCTAAGGCTGTAGTAAACGTGATTTGCGCACCGTTGACTGAATAGTCGGTCGTTGGTTTCTGCCTCACTCCATTACGAAGAACGGCAATATCTTCGGGGACAGCGGCTGCTGCTGAAAGAGCATAAGAAACAGAACCATCGCCTGTTAATGTTTGCACGGATGTGGTGGTTGTAAAATTTTTTGTAACTGGATTACCAAGATATCCCATATAACCTCCTAGGTACTAATACTATCAATATAAGAAACCCAAACGTTAAGACTAGCGTCTGTATCTGATTTGGCTTTCAGGGCGTCGCCCGATAAAAGCACTATCTTAGCACCTCCGTCAATTAGTTCTAATGATCCTCCTGCTGCTATTGGTGCTCCTTTGACAATATATGAATCTGCCGAAGAACCACTCGCTCCGCTTGTTATAAAGACATCTGCTTTAATTGTTGCTGTCGTCACGTTGGTGAGTCGAATACCTATAATAGCATCGTCTGAATTTGATGTAATGATTGTTCTCGCAGTTGTCCCAATGTCCACGTCACCTGCGGAATCAAACGCTACTGCTCTTTCAAAATCTTGTGCCATCGTATCTCCTTTTTATATCATAGGGCCACGGCCATAGCAATTACAAAGCCGTTGCTTGCTCCTGCGGTGGGTTTATCGACAAAAGTCAATGCACCCGCACCATCTGTTTGTAAAATCTGTGTTGATGTACCATCAGCAGTGGGTAGTGTGTAAGCTCCGTTGACGCTCACTGTGCCTGTTGTTTGAACACCTGTCGTTGTTGTTTCTAATTTTTTAGAATTATCATAATAAAGCTCAACCTGACCATTATTATATGTTCTAATGTAATATTCATTTGAACCATTTTCTAAACGGATATTACCACCTGTAATTATTAAATCACCACTTCCACTCTCAGAAATGTAACTGTGATTAGCACTGGTATCATGATAAATTTGTAAATCACTACCTGCACCAAAAATTAATTTTTCATCATCTCCAAGTTTAACATCATCACCGTCATCTTTGACAATAGCCTTACTGGCAGGCAGTGTGCAAAAGATATCTTTTGTGCCTGCTGAAAAATCAACAGCACTATCACTGTTCGAACTACTGATAATAGTCGTTCTCGCCATGGTGCTTGAATCACCACTCAGCGTTCCTAGACCTACCTCAAACTCGGTTGTGCCCGGATTGTAAATTGCATAATAAGTTGTGTTAGAATTTCCAATACCTGCTGCAAAGGTTTCATATCCTTGAACAGCACCACCAAAGGTAATATCACCTGTTCCTGTCGTTGTGGTGGTTTCTTTTACTCGATCGTTAATTACAAAAGCCATATATTTTTATAGCACTAAGCTACCTCCCTGTCATCTACTTCTGTCCATGTATTTGTAGCTGAATCATCAACAGCCGTCCATGTGTTCGAATTACTGTCGTCAACAGGAGTATATACATTTGATACACCCGGTACAATAGGAGACCATGCAACAACACCTGCTTGACTTTGTGCAGATGTTATTTCAATACCTGTAAGAGAAACGTCCGCAGATCCCGTGGCTGTAATATCCCCCTCGGCTGAGGTCATTTGTATGCCCGTGACAGCAGCATCGACAGATAGAACTGCTGTTGCTGTGCCTTGAACAACTGATAAGGCTATTCCTGTTGCAGTGACAGTGGCTGATCCAATGACTGTCGGATCACCAATATCAGAGCTTAAAGACTCACCTGTAACTTCAGCAGTAACTGAGATAGTTGCCGTAGCTGTGCCTACAGCAGAAGTTAAAGCTATGCCTGTCGGAGCTACAGTGACGTCTGTTTGTATAGTCTCATCGCCTTGAGCTGTTGCTAAAGCGATACCTGTCGGTGTGACGACCGCAGATCCTGATACAACAGGTGTACCAATACTTGTTTCTATAAGGGCTTCAGCACCAACAACAATTGTCGTTTCTGTATCAGTAACAATTGAGTAAGGACCAATAGCTGTAGAAAGAGCAATACCTGTCGGACTGACAGTAACGTCAGGGACAAAGACAGTAACGGAATTTTGTGTTGCCGATAAGGCAATACCAGTAGGAGTTGCAGTAACACTGGTGGTGATTGTTTCATCACCTTGAGCAGTAGCTAAACTTACGCCTGTAACAGCAACGCTAGCGTCAACGACACCGGGCGACGAAAAAGCGTCTTCTGCAAAAGTATTGTTACCGTAAAACATGACGCCCTACCTTGCGTTATTTTAAGAAATTCTTAAAATTGCGTTAGATGCGTCAGCTGTTGGGAATTGTACTGTAAAAGTTCCTGATGTGGATGATTTAACTGCACCAAAATCTAAAACCATAACTGCAGCATTTGTATTTGTTGTTGCAGAAGTATTAGAATTGTAAATCACTGCTGCTTGTGCAGAGATTGTTGCACTGGTAAAACTTATATCATTAAAATCAATAAATGCTGTTGCACCTGATCCTGAAGCTCCTGCACTTGTTAAGTCACCACCACCAGCAGAATAAGTTCCAGAAGCACTTACTTCATTTGTAGTAGTATATGCTGTTGTGGTATTACTTAAAGTTGCAGAGGAATCGTAGAGTGCTAACTTAAATTGATCACCACCAGATGAATCAAAATCGTGCTCACCCTCTAATAGCTCAACTTTGAAACTATCACAGACTGCTTGTGTAATTGCCATCTTTACTTACCTCCTGGAGCCACTGATTGTAACGGTACACGCAGGACTCCGTCTGCGTATTCGTCTCTACGTTTTCTGCCCATTTGAGTAACAGATAAACCTTGTACAGCTTGACTGTACTTCTGTTCGTATAATTGCACAAATGTAGGATTTTTCAAGTATGAAAAGGCTTCGGCCACTGTGCCATAGATAAGAACTTCGGGTGCATTATTAGATAAAAAGGTTGTTGTATTTGTACTTGTTAAATGATCAGGTTTTGCATTGTACCATAATTCAACAGTATAGGCTGAATCTGGAGTAGGTGCGAATATCAAAGTGTTTTGGTCCCAGTTTGCATAGTAAATAGGCTTACCTGTGTTATTAGTTCTGTCTACATTGTATTCATCAATAAAAGTTGTATCTCTTTGCTCTGCCCAAGTTCTATCGTTTGTTGATGTGTCAACAATTTGAACACCACGTTCTAAATCAAAATCATCAGGTAAAGTAATAAAAGGACTACCAGTCGTAAAACTAGAAGTAGCAAATTTTCTAAAGGCATCTAAGTCTAATTGTTTTTGTACCTTATTTTCTACGTTTTCTATAAAAACATTAAGGACTGAATCAGATAAAACCTCAGATCCGACCTCAGTATAGTTTCTTACATTTGTTAAAAGTTCAGAATAATTCATGATGTACTCACCGTTACATTACCAACATTCATGGTAATTATCAACTTTTTGGTTGGTGTCACAGGTTGCATTCCATTAGACTCAAAGATGCTATCTCCTGGAGCACCCACAAATACCGTAACAGGCTCTTGCCTTGCAGGTCTAGGGTCATGAATAGCCTCTGGATCAGCAGGGTGATAAGGAGGATCTAGTTGTGGATGTTTAGGTTCAAAACATTCTGGACAGGTAAATAAACCATTCCATTCTTGTTTCAACTCTAGGTAAGAATATTGTTGTCCACATCTATCGCAAAGCGCAACAGAATATTTTCCAGTTGCAAATGCCATGTATTATCCTGAATAAAAGTCACGAGGTACAATATGTACAGAAGTAGATTGACTATCTTCCGTTAATGCTCTTTGTAACTCAGCTTCATATCTTCTTTCTAATTCTTGTGAACGTTCAGGTGCAACTTCTTGTGCAGTATAATAAGCAAGTCCTGATACTAAGCATGGTAAGAATCGATAAGGTGCGTCAGGTGTATTTGTGTAATTACCAACGTCTTCAATTCTACCCACGTAGTAATAATTAATTTGAGTATCAGT